TCTACGCCGATGAAGAGTGCATCGCGCGCGTCTCTGCGCCCGCGTAGGTCGGCGCCTCTCCGCCCGGCACGCTGATGATGCCCGTGTCGTGATCGTCGATCGCGAGCCCTGAGACGCGCGCGATGCACTCTTCGTCGGCATAGATGGGGGCGGCGTTCTTACCCTCGCCGTCGAGCCGTTGCGGGTTCCTGAGCGTTCCCGAGCCCGTCAGGCCTTCGTAAAGCGTGATCAGGTTCTCTTCGTCGGCCTCGCCGGCATCGACGCCGAAGAAATGCACGACAGCGCCGCTATAGGCGCTGTTCGCAAGAGCAAAGTCGCGGATCAGGGAGCGTGGCATCAGAGATACGCCGAGGCTTTGATGATCGGGGGATCATCGTCGTGTTCACGATTCTCGTAGGCTTTAAGCTCGGTTTCGAGCCGGAGCGCGTCTGAGCGCCAACGGGCGATCGTTTGATCGGGCAGCTTGCGCACCGGCCCGTCGCCGGCTTCCGCTGCGAGTGCGGTGACGAACCAGAGGTTCCAGGTCGCGCGGAGGTCGGTCTTCTGGTTGGTCAGCGCCGTGTCGCGGTTGACGTTCCGTGGGCGGACCGTCGGCGAGAATGACTGCACGGTCAGGATGATCGTGAAGCCGTCCTCGGTCTCGCCCGGCACGGGATAGACGTGCAGGGTCGGACCATTGAGCCGATCGATCCAGATGATCTCGGGACGCCCCTCGGTCGTTGGAAGCGACAACTCGCGGAATTCCTTGTTCCGGACGATGGACAAGGGCGTGCGGTTGCCGGAATCGTCCTCGAGCATGGCGGCGATCGGGAACTGCACGCCCTGGGGAAGTGTGGCGTTCAGTTCCTCGGCGAGCACGTAATCGGCATCATCCTCGGCGAGCGTGATCTCGACGTCAGCCACGAGCCAGAACGCCCGCTGCTTGCCCGCGTTGTGCGCGACCAGCATGTCGGCCCAATACATCATCTCCTTCAGATCGTCCTGGTCGGCCGCGTCGTCGCGGATCGAGAACGCGCCGATCTTGCGCAGCGCGCGGTCGCACAACTCCTTGACCGTGTAGATGGACGATCCCGCCGTCGAGTGCGGCATGGCTGGCCTAGATCAGTCCGGAGAGGTTGCTCGGCGGCATGATGTTGTCGAGCTCGCCGCGGGAGAACTCGTCCTTGTTGCCGTCGCCGTCTTCGCTGAGCGCCTTCGGACGCAATTGCGCGAGCTTTGCCGCGCGCGCGGTGAGCAGGAAGTCGATCAGGTCGTCCTTCTTCGCGTTCTTCTTGATCTTCTCGCCGCCGGGCAGTGGAGCCGCGCGCTCGTAAAGCGCGTCGACCGTCAACTCGTCGAATTTCGCGACACACTCGTCGTCCTCGAGGATCGACTCGCGGTCGGCGGAGAAGCCCTTGAGCACGGGGATCGATGCCGTGACGATGCGCCCGGTATCGTCGGTCACTTCGAACGACTCGTTCGGCACGAACTTGCGCGCGTGCGCTTCCAGCATCTCGGTGCCTTTGTTGGCCTCGAAGCCGTAGGAGACGATGCGGCCGTCGACGACGCAGTCGTGGAAGCGCGCCGGCTCGCCCATCTTCGTGTTCTTGTCGATCACCTTCCACATGGGTTCGGACGGCGTGTTCGCTTCGGCCTTGGCCATTGCATTCTCCAGATTGGGGTTTCAGGTAAGGGGATGCGGGCCCGACCTTTCGACCGAGCCCGCATGCCACGTTTCAGGCGATGCTTAGTTGAACAACTCGACCGTCAGGTAGACATAGCCCTGGCCGGTGTCGGAACCGGCGGTGCTCGTCATCACGATGGACTTGCCGTCTGCGATGTGCCCGGCGAGCGTGCCGAGCAATGCGCCATCGTCGGCGACAATCCCGAGCGTCGTGAGCGCCACGGCCGACATGAAGCCGTCAGGATCGCCGGTTTCCGCAGTCGCGGTGCCGACGTCGAGGGTTTCGGTCGCATCGACGACGGTAACGCGAATGGTGCCGCCCTGAGCATCGGGAAGCACGATCGCGGTATTCGCCGCCGGAACGTCGAAGCCCGTGTCCGTCTCCACAGCCGCCGGATAGTCGGTGATGTGGTACGGGATGACGTACTGATGGATTGCCCGGTCCGTGTCGACGGTGAGCTCGTTCGGTCCGGATTGTTTGAGGTTTCGCGCAACCAGGAACTGGCCGCCCGGGCACTGGATGTACAAGTCGACCATGTCGTTGGTCATGGCCGATTGCAGCACCCACAATTCGATCATCCCGCGCGTCAGAGCCTTCGGGTTCGACGCGGCTGTGCCTTCGGCATCCGAGTAGATCGTATGCTTGAGCGGGGAGCCGTTCACGCAGACCATTGCCACGCCGCCTGACGTGACGATTGCCTGCCCCTGTGCATCCTGGAGTTGGACTTTGAAGTTGATGCGTCTGGTCATGTTTGCATCCCTCCTTACGCCGCAGCCGCGGTCTTCACGGAGATCACGCCGAAGTCCTCACGGGCCAGCGAATCTTCGATCGACTTGAACTGAGGTTTGAGCAAACCAAGGATGCGCCCGACGCCTAAGCCGGGACGATTCTTGTAGTCCGTCTTATCGGACTCGTTCATGAAGACGTTTCCGATCTGGGCGAAGCCCATGGCGTTGGCGCCAAACAAGAGCGCCTGGGCACCATCGACGGTGGACGCAGCGCCCCATTTGGAGCCGGACAAGAGCCCGAGCGTGTTGAAGACTTTATTATGCTCGTATAAAATTACGCCCTCAACGACGGCGTCCGCCCCTGTGAACAAGAGGTTGTTCTTGCCGCGCTGATCGGCGGCTTTGGCGATCGTCTGGAAGGTGGGGTCCAAACGAAGATCACGCCGCTGCTCGGTCGACATGATCATCGCGTAATAGTCCTTGCCACCCTCGCGGATGGGCCGGACCTTCTTTCTGCTCGCCAAGGCTTTCGCCCTAACGATCGCCGTCCAACTCATTTTGTCGGACGCCGTCACGTTGTTTTCAGCCGTCGCCGAGCCCGCGAAAAGAATGCGGTTCGTCGAGGCTGCGGCGACGTCGGCGGCGAACGTCAAGCTTGGAAGCTGTGACGCGCTCCGCGTGGCGCCGTTGGTCTTGAGCGTGTAGGCGCGACCGGAGAGCGTGAGGAAGCCGAGCTCATCGATCTTGTCGCCGAGCCAGAAGGAGAGCTTCTCCTTGCCGGTGATGCGGAAGCGGACAACAGTCACTAATCTTCAGCGAGGCTTCGTTATTGCCACGCCCGCCTTATCGGCTGCTGCATGTCACCATGCAGGTGAGGTCATATCATCAACTCTTTTGCAGAGTTGTCGCGCGCTTCGGAGCACTCGCTCCTACTCCCCGAGGGGATGACCGTCGAACCTTCTCTGAGTTGGTGAGCGCAGACGCCGAGCAGGTGCTTGCTGTAATTGCAGTTGAAGCAGAGCACTTGGTACCCCGGAGGGAAGCCTAGGCAAATGAGGTGGCGGTAAAAGCTAACCCCGCCCACCTTGTTCTTCCATCCCCGTTCGTTGGCAATCGCCGTCCTGTGCCGTATGCCCCCGCCGTTGATGTGGTCGAGGGTGAGCATAGAGACGTGCGTCTCACCGCAACATGCGCATCGTGGTCCGCCATAGGCTTGGATGACCATCTCCCTGTAGCGCCTTGCCCGCATTTTTGAGTCCACCCGATAACTTTCGGGATGGGCCCGTCTATATGCGGCCACGCGCTTCAGGATGCGCTCTTTGTTTCTGGCGTAGTAGCTGTTCGAATGCTTGTGAAAACATTCGCTGCAAACGTGCCGTCGATACCGGCGCCTCTCGGCCTTTGGGACGCCCGCCTTCGTGTCCTGCACGCTGTCCACGAGAGCGAATTCATCCGCAGGTTTCGACTGACCACACCTCGTACAGAGTCTATTCTCAGAGCTTGGCTGCTGATTGTCTGTCATTCAATCATTATACGGATAAATGACAGATGTTCCAGCAATTCACGCGATTTTCAATTGAAGCTCACGCCTCAATGGGCCCACTGAGCCTGTTCACTCATTTGTCCGCGACTCTTCACGCCGTGACGAATCATGTCGATGCGGATGGTCTGTGTGTCGTTGACCATCGCTTCTTCCTGACCGTCCAACTGATTGTCGCCGACGACGCCGTCACCTTGCATGTCGAGGATCAGTTGCATGACGCATTCGGTCCCGCGTTGGGTCTTCGAAAGCTCGGTGACGCGCTGGATCGGCTTGTTCATGTCGGCACTGTTGGAGCCCATGAACCCGTTGGAGAACCAGAACGACTTGTCTCGTCCGGCTTGCCAAAGGTCAGAGCTCCACATTCTGACGCGCGCTTCTGAGAGCGCGCCAAAGTCTGTGGCTGCCATTTTAGTGTTGCGCTTTCTGGATTAGGCGGTGATGCCCATCCATTTGTTCCGCGTCGACGCCGGGAGCTTCGCGATCTCCTCGTCCGACATGGAGAGGATTTGATCTTCGGTCGGCTCTGACAGCGGCTGCGTGGAACCTACGTGTGAGAGGTCTGGCGGTGCGCTGGCCGCGGCCTCAAGCTTCGCTTGCCGGGCTTGAGCGGTTGGCGACAACGCCGGTTTGACTGGGGTTTGGCCTGTTGCACTTGGCGCCTTGGGCGCGATCGTCTTGCCCGTCATCACGGGGCCGTAGGAATCGGAGAGCTTTGCGATCCTCTCTCTCACAGCAAGGGCTTCTCGCGCGTTGTACGGACGGTCGGTCGGGATGTTCCCGCCTTCCGCCATCAACTGCTCGATGGCCTTCACATGCAGGAATTGAAGATCGGGAGCGGAGAGCATGGTTACGTATTCGTGCTCTTGCTCCAGTTTCGCCGAGCGCTCGTCCAGCAACAGATCGTTGGCCGGCTGAGGCGCGGGCGATGGCCGGGTAGCAAACTTCGCTTCGAGAATTCTCTCGCGCGCGGCGTGCTCCTTATCGACGAGGGCGTTATCGGCCTTGCGGTAGTCTGCGAGGCTGATCTCACCGTTGTCGTACTTCTCCGCGAGGCTGACGCGCTCGGTCCTCGCCGACTGGATTTCCTGTTCCGGTGTGACCACTGGCGGTTGGACGCCATTGGGCCCAGCAGACGCAGGCTTTCCAATCATGAGTTTGAGCGCTTCGTTCTCGCCCTTCAGCCGCGCGTTTTCTTCACGTTCGCGCGCGACCTTTTCGGTCTCCTGGTTCAGCCGGTTGAGCGGCACCATCTGCCCTGTCGTGTCGGGCTCGGCTGGTGCGCTTGTTGCGGCCGGCGCTGCTTGTGCAGCTGGTGCCGCGGGCTTCTCAGGTGTCTCCGGCTTTCCCGCCTCTTCTGCCTCAAGCGCCCTCTTGGCGTTCCAGGCTTCGAGCTCGTCGACGTCCGTAGGCGGAGTATCGGCGGCGGTTGCCGGTTGCGATGACGGTGCCGGAACCTCGACGTTTTCAGTCTCGGCGACGGCGGTGTTGATCGTGTCTTCAGGGTCCATAGGCCTTCAATCCTTTGACGCTGGATTTTGCGAGGGCGCCCGTGAGCCCGGCGACGGCATTGCCGATGACGCGCGGCAACTGCGCGAGGACGCCCGAGAATTCGCCCGGCGACGGCGTAGGAAGGGGGTGGACTAGTTCTGCGCTGAGAGTGGCGGACTAGTCCGGCAGATCAGGGAGCGGCACGGACTTGCCCGCCATCGCGTGCGTGCAGTCGCCGCAGAAATTCAGGACGCCGGCGCCCAGGATGTAGTGGCAGATGTCCCGCTTATCCTTCGGGCCGCTCGTGTGTTTGAAGCTCGGCTGGAACGTCGGCGAATTCAGATCGCCATCAAACTTCCAGCGGTCGGGCAGCGGGTGAAGTTCCTCGCAGGCCGGGCACC